GATTGCGTCCTTCACGATATGCGTTATGGTGCTGCCGCCATCTAGAAGCTCAACCGTAACCGTTATAGAAACGGTCAGAATGTTCGCAATGTTCAGACCAATGATGGTGGTCTCTGTGGAGGGAGACGAGGGGCAGGTATAGAGCGTAGCCTTGGTACTGCTAGTATCTATGCTCTGAGCGGTGAAGGTCTTAAAATTATTAGCCATTGCTCTACTACCCCAGTGCTATCGCCAGTGCCACGGCTTCTCCTGCGGCATCAAAGTCGGTTGTGTTAGATGTGGCTGCGCTACCCAATCCAAGGGACGTTCTCGCCGTTGCGCCGCTCTCAAGTACAAAGTTAGATCCATCCCCCACGATAAAGCCGCCATCTGTGGTAGCCAGCCCCGCCACGTCTTGTAACTGTGCGTCCAGCCTAGCGTTAGCCACTGTCCCGCTAGCAAGGTTGCTGGCGTTCAATGCCGTCAGATTACTACCGTTCGCCGCCGGTAGTGTCGCTGGGAACCGCGCATCTGGGACTGTACCAGAGCCAAGATTGCTGGCGTTCAACGCAGTGAGGTTTACACCGCTAGCCGCTGGCAGAGTTGCAGGAAACCTAGCGTCTGGAACCGTGCCAGAAGCAAGGTTGCTGGCATTGAGGGCTGTCAGATTGCTACCGTTAGCCGCCACCACATTCCCAGAGGCATCAAGGAAAGACATCTTCTCCGCTGGCAACGTGCAGAAAATCGTCCTTGTGCCGGAACTCCAGTTCACAGCAGCATCGCTATTGCTCGACTGAAGTATCGTGGTTCTGGCTAGTGTGGTGCCTGACGCAGTGTAGGTTCCAATGCCGACCTCAAAGTCGGTGCCGTCAGAACAAGCGTAATATGTCGTGTTCCCATCGCCCACGCTGCCGAAAGTCTCAAAACCAGAAACAGCGCCTGCAAGCGTGTACGTTGCAGTGCCGGTGGTAGTGGTCGTTTCTTTTACGCGATCTCTGAGAACAAGTGCCATGTTACTTTAGCTCTATCGACAGGTTGCCTGCGTTGATGCGGAAGATGTCGCCAGTGGCGATTGTCTTACTTGCGTCCAAGGCACCTATAAACAAGATGTTTCCGCTGCTGGCAGCGTCTACAACAAAGGCATGTGTGATCGTGTTGTTTGTGCCGGTAGACGCCGGGAACTCAATATTCGCAGCATTTACTGCTGTCTGAGTATCTGTTCCCACTGCTGGAACTGTCCAGCCGGAAGCCTGAACCTGCTGCCTAGCGTAAGACCCAAACGTGGCCTCTGTGAGAGAACCTGTTTCAATACTAGATACAGCGGTTGCAAGGCCGACATATATGCTGTTACCCGGAGTTGCAAAACTCTCCGCGTTGTTCTTAAACAGGAACTGCAATAGTGCATGCTCCATGTAGGTGGTTGCTGCGTTTGACGTTGCCATGTCTTCTACTCCTTATGTACGAGGCCGATCTGGCAGACCTCTGCGATACGCATCGCTGTTTTCTCTAGCTTCCGCCAGATCCTTAATCCTGGTCATCGCCTCAGTAAACTGTTTTTCGTACATCTGAAGCATGTCTTGTTCGCCCTTCATGTATATATACGCCTCAACCAAAGAACCGTAAAGCAAGGCATTTGGTGCGTTGTCGCTCAACCAGGTGGTCCCGCTATCACTGCCAGCAGTCAAAGACGCCGGCCTGTAATAGTAGTGAAGCTCAACGGCGTAGTTGCTGTCGGGGGTTGGCGCTACAATGAAATTGTCCGCATCGAAAAAAGCATAATACTTTGGCGTTCCTGTGGTCGCCGGATTCGGGTTATACTCCTGAATGTAATTTACGTCCTTCTGAAGCAGAAACTCTTTTGAGCTACTGTTCGTAACGGACAAAGAAAAAGATGAAAGATAGTCGGTAGGCACCGACAGATAGGGATCATTCTGCGTCAAAGAGCTAGTGGCGTTCTTGCGAAAGATCTCAAGATCCACCAGTTTAAAAATACGGTCTTCTGCTCCTCGAATGAAAGTAGCAAGGTTTGTCACAAAAGACGTTTCTGTGTTTTCTGTGTAATCTTGAATGGCTGTTTTTAGCTGTGCATATGTAAAAGCCATCAAGCAATCCTTACAATTGCGCTACTTGCGTCCGCTGTCGGGAAAATGATTGTGAAGTTTGAGCTACTGGACGCTTGATCAGAGCCGAAGTCAAACACTGCAACAGCTTTGTTTGAGTCGCTACTATTGTAAATTAGACAACCCCGCGCTGTAATCGTTGAGCTTGAGAAGGTCACATCGTTAAAATCCACATAGGCTGTTGTCCCACTCGTTGTCGGGGCCACCACCGTCAGGGTAGTTCCACCCGCACTATAACCAGTTCCGCTCACCTCATTACTGGTTGTGTACGCCGTGGTGGTTGCGTCAAGACTTGCGCTGCTTGTGTACAACGCAACCTTAAAGGTGTCTCCTCCACCCGCAAAGTTATGAACACCCTCAAGAAGCTCTTTCTTGAAACTCGTGCAAACTGCTGTTGTTATAGCCATATTAAATATTCCTACACTATCGTTATGTTCCCGACCATACTGCTATGGTTAGTGCACTGATACACCAAAGATGTGTCGCTTGGCTCATGCGGAACGATAAACTGAGTCAGCCCAGTTGTTGAGTTGTAATTCTCTGTCACGCCTGTTGTAAAGGCAGATCCACCATTAGATGTTCTAATTTGCAAAGGATGGCTGCTTACATTAGCCGTATTGTCGATCAAGTAAGTATGCCCCTTATAAAAGGTAAAATTTGGGTTGTTACCTGAAGTGGCGCCCGGACCAGTAAATGTGTAGGCCGAGCTTCCGCTAGTGCCAGCAGTGTACTTTGTCACTGGCCCCGTGGTTTCATCATTCAGCCTTATCCAAACACCGCCATGAGCAAAATAGAAGCCGCCTGTAGCGTGAACATGAGCCACGGCCCCATGATAAGTTGATGCACTAGGCAAATCACTTAGGCTGGCATAGTAAAATACGATCTTGTTAGCGCCAGAACTTACATCAAAAAGCCCGTTGGCATCTATGATGTCAGTCAATACACTGGAACTGTTTCCTAGCGCGGCGTAAATCTCATTGAAATTATCGTTTATCTTGTCAGCGCCAGCACGGAGAGTGTCTCCGGTGCCATCATTAGCGCTCGACCCTATCCCTACTGCTTGCTTTGCCATTTAACCCTCGTCAAAAGTCTTGTTGCTAGAATCAAGTGTAATACTTGTTGAGTCAAAGGTCGATGCTACGGATACGCTTACAGACAAAGAACCAAGGCTAATAGTTGCAGAAACACTTGTTAGCGTCACCGTGATTGGCTGAACGGGCACCGCCCCTGAAATCGATATGTTGCCAAGTTTTACTTGTGCAAAAGGTACAGGAACGAACTGCACCGACACTAGGTCAAACACTGGAAATCGCACAGTTACAGGATCCAGTGTCGTACGCGGGCGAGGGTCATGCAGCGCCTGCGGATCCGGACCCACTTTGATTGGACCAAGTTGTGGATGCTTCGGCTCGAACTCGTCAGGGCCAACCTTGAAACCATTCCACTCTGTCACCATTTCTCGAAGACGATACCGGAATCCGGATCTGTCTGAATAGCCCCAGGCGTCTTTTCCTGAAGCAAAACGTGCCATTAGTTCACCCTCAAATACTGAATGCTTGGTTGTAGCTTGAGAGCCACACGGTCTTCATCTTCATCGGCGGCTCGTTGAAACTCTTCTTCGTAAACCACCTTCAAAAGCTGCACACGTTCCGGCGCTTTCTTCATTGCAAGATAGTATGCAAGTCCAGCGACCATGCACGGCAAAAACCTAAACGGTGCATCCGTGGTATTTACCAATGCATCTGCATCTTCGATACGCTGCACATAGTAATACACAATGCTGTCGGCGGAACTGTCCGGTGTGGGCCAGAGTGTAACCTCTGGAGTGGTCTGCCGGTTATAGTAATACTGACTCGGGCGTCCAGTCTGCGACTTGTTGGGAAGATACAGGTACTCGCCTCTCGACATTCGGTCGAGTTGATAGTCTACGCTGCTGCGGCGGAGCACAACTTCCAGCAGGTCAGTGTACGTGGTATTGAAGGCGTACGTCGCCGTGCCAGAAGTCAGAGCCTGTGTTGCCTGTTTCACGGTCCACAGATTCAAGCCACGGTTAGCCCAGTCTGCGAACATTAGGTTCAAGGAACGCCGAGCCGTACGCGCATCATAACCGGTGCGAACCTCAAGACCGCATCGCTCATACGCTTCTTCAATAATCTCTGCTACATCGAGATCAAAATCTCTGGATCCGGAAGTAGCCATTTACTTCTTCGTCCGCATTGCCTTGCCACGCTTTGCCATGACAGGCTTCTTCATCATAGCACCGCCACCGCGCATTGCCTTTTTCTTCATGCCCATGCCACCGCGCATTTTACGCATTGGTTTTTTTGTTCCCGGCATATTGAACTCTCCTCTGTTTTCGAGTTTCAACCAGACGGTGGTAGTCGTCTGGGTCATAGTTAACATAGTAATGCAGACGCTCCAGCTTTGCACTAGCATTGTCGAGGTCTGTAAGACGCTGCACAAATATCATGTTCAGCCCCTTGTCCTTGAACGATAGCAGCCAGATATCAACACCTGTCGCAGCCAACCAACCGTTCAATGCGAAACAACCTGCCTCTAGGTCGTCATAAGTGTATTTGTCTCCATAGTTGCCACACACCACCACTTGATATGTGTCGTCGAACGTGGCGATCTCCTCGTACACCGCATCCCAAATATCACCAACTTCTTCTCGTGTCTTAACCTTTTCAGACAGCCATGCGTTTCGCGCAAAAGGACAGAGTGCGTTACCGTTTACAAATTCATCCGGCTTGCATAGTTCGTCAAAAATCCAATCTTCAAGTATTCGTGCGAGTTGCATTACGAGTCGGCATTGTCATGGCACCAGCGGCTTCTTTACGTGGCGAACACATAGCTCCGCCGTGGTTGAAACCTCGAACACCTCGACCCTTCAATATATCAGCCTTGGTAACTTTGCCGTCCTTGTTAAGGTCAGGAAATTTTTTAGCCACGTTTCTTTCTCCTCTTCAGTGATTTTACACGCCGAGGCTTGCCGGCGGGCTGTCCAATGCGTTTCTTTTGACTGATTCTACTACGCTTTTCAGCCGCTGTCATTTCTGACGATGTTTTAGGAGTTTTAGAAGAAACTCGTTTGGAAGGACGACAATAAGGAGTGCCACGCTTTTCACCCTTTTTTCTGCCACACGCCTTGCCAGTGCGTACATCTTTCCAATCCTCTTTAAACCAGCGCTTTAACGCCAATCCCTTTTTGGTTTTACGTACAGCCATCTCAGTCTCTCGACTTTCGTATTTGTTCAAGACTCTCTTGTATTGTCATGTCTTTTTTTGCATTCGGATCATACTTGCACTGATATTCATTTGGCACAAACTCCAGGTACTGGAAAAATTGAGACTCAATCGTATTGTTTGCACCTCGAAACACGCAAATCATTTCTCTGTTTTCCAGCTTTTCACACTTCACCTTACGACAAGTAACCATTTGATCAGCGCTAGCCGAGTGCGCTTTTAACAGTAGTATGAAAGTCAACAAAGCCGCGACACCAATTCCGGAAAACAGAATCCACGCTACAATCTCTACAAACTTACGTCGTCGCTCACGCTGACGATACAACGTCTCTTTGCGTCTCTTTCTTATTTGACCTTCCATTGCCACGAGTTGATCCCATTTTGACTTGCCCATCGTCAAAGAAATCCACTGCTGTAGCTCGTAGCGCTGCTGCTGCGCCTTTTGCTTGTTAGCAAAAGTCGTTATGGCCTCTTGCTCGACGCTTTGACCACCAAACAGCTTTTTAAAAATTGGGGGGTTTTTTGCCTCTCTTTCCATCTGGTCCAAATCGGACAGAGCGCCCATCCAGCGAGAAAGATCAGACGCCATCGCCTCGATATCCCGACCAACAGCAAAGCCCTTCTTTAGAGCCGAAAATGCCGCTGAAGCGGTTGCCATTGCTGATATGGGATCCATCAATAAACCTTCGTATCTTCATCAACCAGCCGAGGCACACAATAGGCGGTGATCTTCTGACCTTGTTTGTGAAGCTGTCGAGCAAAATACGTACACTCATCAAGATTTCGAAAGTACATGTCGTTACTTACCAGCTTCTTTTCTTCTCCTATCCCAACAAACACAAACAACAAAAATGCATGTATCATTGTTAAGAGCAGCGTGTCTTCTTCCGCCGTCCGTTCATAACACCGCCACAACCTCGAGCCACAACTTGGTTGGACTCTAGGTTTCCTCGGAACGGACGTTTGGCACGTTGCTCGGTGATGCCTCCAGCGGCGGCTTTTCTGGTTTTATTTTTGCTTTTGTTGCCCCAGTTTGCGGCTCCGACCTTACGGCACTTGGCGATGGCCCCGCTTGCGTACGCCGACGGGAAAACCTTATATCTTGCCTTAACTTTGCGATAGCATGCATCTTTAGCCATTCCTTCGTTTCCTCTTACTGGCGCAGTGCGCTTTTTCACTAAACCCTTTAGGACGCTTGCAATTCACTTTTGCCTTACGAGCCTTGGTCCATTTTTTCTTCTGTGGAGGCTTGGATATTTGCTGCCTCATCGAACCACGCGACATCGCCATTTCTTTGTCTCCGAACGTAATCTTCCCATAACGGGGTCAACATCTTGTGGTTAGATTCAACCTTAACCACAATAACCGCCGTGCGCTTATCGACTTCTATTAGTGTCGTGAGGATCCAAACCACAAGAGAAAGAGCCACGCCCCCAAAACCAATAACACCGGCTTTAACCAAGGTCTTTTCATCTAGCATTTCCATCTCCGACGCGCCGCGCAAATACGCTTTTTCGGCGTCTTCTTGCAGCTAATCCCGTGCATTTTCATCTGACCCGCAGATCGTTTGCAGTATGATGTGCGACGTTTACCACCACCGGGCTGGGGTGCTTTTAGTTTAGAACCTGTTGCCCTGTTGTATTTAGATCGGCCTTTAGCCGTAAGCCCAGCGCCTTTGGAAGCGGGGAGTTTTTCCCCCCGCTTCACTGAAAGGCTAACCGTTTTTTTCTTCTTGGCCATTAACCAAAGAACCCGGTTATAGAATCCACGTTGGTTAGTGTCACGTGACACTCATCATCGAAGATCATACCGTGATCCGGTATGGTGATTTGATTGTCGTCTGATGTATGAAACACCATCGAGAGCAATGTAGAACCACCACTTCCGTTCTTAAACACAACAGCAGGCGAACCACTGGCAGCGGTCTTTACGTAGAACGCCTTTAAGCGGGTTCTACCGCCCTGCAATGTGCCTGTCGCTGTAGCAGTCTTTGCTGTGATAGAAGCAGCCATTGTGCTCTCCTATTAAGCAAGGTTGTTGTTCTGCTGATACAGGATTGTAAAACGAACAAGACCTGCATTTGTCGAAGCAGAAGAAGTTACAGTAAGACGAATGTCCGTTGTACCAGTGTCCTGCCAAGCCAATGCTGCGCCAGCTTGGGTTGTCGGATACTTCCGGCCAGCAGTTGTGCCACTTGCAAATGTGTTCAGAACTGTAGCCGCTCCACCCACAGTATCTCCGACACTCAGGTTGGTTGTGGTATTGGCTGCGGTGATTACATCAATCACGCAGTCAATGATCTGAGAGTTTGCTGGAATAACAACATCTGTAACGGATGCGGCAAGAGCGCCCCCGGAAAGATCTGCTGAAAAAGTCTGAGCCATAACAACTTGACCAACATTAGCAATGTTGCTGCCGAGTGTTGTGCCGGTAGTGTTTTTAATGGTTCCGGCCTTAATAGGACCAGAAAAAGTAGTTGTAGCCATTTAGATCTCCTGTCGTGGCTAGTGTCAGATCCACAATGAATCTGTCAGGGACTTACGCATAGTACCCTAAAAAAAAGGGGGCCGCAATCGCGGCCCCCAGTGGGGAGGATTTTTGTGACCTTACGCGGCGCCGGGTGAACCGAACACACAACGTGGGTCAGAGAAGCCGAAGCTGTAACGCTCACGAGCCTTGAACCGCATGTTGCCGGTATCGAAATCCGGATCCATGTTGGTTGCAAGCGGCATACGCTCGAAGTGCTTCAGGCCGTTAGGTGCATCCGTCTTGATGAAGAACGCATCTGTGTCGGTCAGGTAGTCGTTGACTACGTAGCCTTCTGGAAGCATGCCCATGCTCTTGAGGGCGTTAACATCGTTGTCAGCAGTGCCGACGCGGAGGTTAGACACCATCAGGCGCTCTGCTACAAACTGAAGCTGGCGTGGAACGATCAGCTTCATGCCACGAAGGGCAATGACAAGGCCACGCTCATCGACGAAACCAGCGATGCTGATTAGTGCGTCTTCGAGAGAAGTCTCGTTCAGGTCTGCGGCAGTACCCGGCTCGTTGGCAAAAGTGCCACCGTTTGTCAGCGGGTGTGAAGCATCGCAAAGTGCCACACCGTCACCACCGGCAGTTGCGCCTGCGGTAAACGCAGAGTTAAGAACAGAAGCTGCCTTAACCTGCTTGGTGTGCGCCATTGAACGTGCCAGAGCACGAGTGTAGCGAGATGCCAGGCGGTCATAGAGATTGTCTTCTACAGCTTCCTCGGTGATCGAGAAACCCATAGCAACAGTCTCGTGTGTATACCGTGCGGTATACGCCTCTTGAGCGTCATCGAACGAGATACCAGCACCTTCGTTCTTAACCGGTGCGGCTCCGAATCCGGACAACATCACTTCTTCCTCGAATGCCCGATCTGATGCCTCGGTGTCGAAGATTTCGGAATGCTGACCCTCGTAGCGATTGTACTCCATACCAAAGAGGGCATTGAGGCCAGGCTCAAGCTCTTTAGCGAGTTGTGCGCGAGAAATAGCCATAACTAACTACCCTCCTTACGATGCTGCCGCTTCTGAGTCAGCGCCCAGAAGTGCATGGTTGTTGATCATTACAATCATCGGAATGCCAGCGGCAGCGAAGTCTTCATTCTCAACGTCGGCTTGAATGCCCACAATCTTCAAAGGAAGAGATGTGTTGCTTGAGTCGAGAGTGGCGACATCCATTTTAGCACTGGAGTTACCGGTGGTTGTGCTGCCGCTTGCACCGCTATCAAGCTGAGTATTCTCGAAGATAGAAGCGATTGCAGTAGCGCGATCTGTGAAAGTAGCGTCTGTAGCAATTATGAAACGCTGCATCGGGTTGTCGTACACGTGTCCGATAATATCGAAGTTTGTGTCGGCGCCCGAACCAGGCCAGTAATTGGAAAAGACCTTCTTACCAGTAGTGGAAGAAACATACTCACAGCCAGCGAACACACCAACGTATTTAACAGTGTCACCGGTAGCAGAACCAATGGCGATTTCACCACCATTTACAGCTTTAACCGGAGAACCCTGAAAAATCGCGGAGGCACCACTGTCGATGAAGTATGCATTAGTACCGGAAGTAGCTGGAGTGCTACCCGCAGTATTTATCGGCTTTAGGCCGAATGCAACATTGGCGTTTGCCATCTGTTCACCTCACAGGTTATTCGGGGGAGTTTTTCCCACCGAAGGTTACACGACTTTTCCTATCGTTGTGGATAGGCATTGAGGGATGTTGTTCCCTCATAAGGTTTTCATCAACGGCTTTCATTTGATTGCGGGTCTGCTCCCGATAGTATTCAGTTCTTTCCTCGACCGTTTCTTCAGGAATACGGCACAGCATAAGACCGCCGACACCAATAACTCCTGCATTCTTCCCCTCTTGGATCACTGGGTAGCGATCTCCCATGTCGGGATACTCGTCAGCACGTACTGGTTCCCAGCCTTCACGCAACTTAGAGTGTACGTTAGTCAGGTCATCCTCGCCGCGAAGAGCGGTTCGAACCCAACGATGCTTAAAACCGATTGGTGCATCAGGTGCATCCAACTTGGATGGGGGTGCCCAGGGCTTACGCCGCTGAGTGTTTGCGCGACTCTTTGCTTCGCGTGTAGTTCTTTCAGCCATTTCTTACTCCTTTACGTACTTAGCATATTCCTCGAGCGGAACATTCAATCGTTTCGCAATCGCAATCTGCGATGGAGTCAGTTTGACTGTTCTGCGCCCCTTTGACG